CGTGATACCAACTTTTGTAGATGCTAGGGGATCAAAAACCTAGCCGATTGAAAAAAGCAATTTTTTGGGTAGTGGGTGGCGCAGCCGCGCTTTATTTCCTAGCCCGGTATAGTTTCAGCCAAAAGGCAACTTTTTTACTCCGTGGCATCAAGCCAACTGGCACTATTTTACAGCCGACAATTACAGTCGAAATTGCCGTACAAAATCCCACCAACCAACGGATCACGCTAAAATCAATTAGCGGATCAGTTTTTGTAAATGATAAGTACCTGGCAAATGTTAGCAGCTTCGGGGATCAGATCATTACTGGAAACAGCGAAAGCATAGTCAAAGTAACCGCTCGGCCTAGTGGAGTAGGAGTATTCCAATCCATCCGTCAATTGCTCACCCAGCCGATCGGTACGATCCAGGTACGGTTTTCCGGATCGGCGAACGTTGATGGGATCAATATACCAATTGAGGAAACCAAAACGCTGTGAATGTAGGCGCGATCCTGGGTAGATTGAACCCCTACCAAGCCCAGGAACGTAAAATAGTAGAGGATCAAAGCACCGGGGATATTATCAGCGCGATCACAACATCGCACGAAAAATATAAGCCGGAGTATAAAAAAATAGCTCTTTTTTTTAAGGGATCAAACCCAAAGCAGACCGGTAAAAAGCTGTTTGATTTTCTGAAAAATAATGTTAGATACATTATTGAACCAGGGGATAAGCAGACAGTAAAAAGCCCAGCCGCGATATTAGCCCAGGGCCACGGCGATTGCAAACATTATTCGCTGTTTGCTGGTGGAGTATTGCAGCAGCTGGGAGTACCTTTCGCATACCGTTTTGCTAGTTACAAAACATTCGATCCGCAGCCCGGACACGTTTTTGTAGTTATCAATCCAGGCACCAGTAACGAAATTTGGGTAGATCCGGTATTAACATCATTTGACTATAAAAAACCATACACGCACGCAAAGGATAAAAGAATGGCACTATATACAGTATCCGGAATAGGACAAGCAACACGAGCGCAGAAAGCCGCGCTAAAGCAAGCAAAGCAGGCTAAAAAAGCAGCTAAAGGTAAAGAAGCAAAGAAAGCCGCAAAGGTGGAAGTAAAGGCCGCCAGGAAGGCCGCAGGCCGTACAGCTGGCCAGGTACTAAAGAAAGGCGCAAAAGTAGTTTTGAAAGTATCGGCAGCGCCTATGCGTAACGCTTTTTTGTTGTTAGTTAGATTGAATTTTGCAAACCTGGGAGTAAAACTAAAAAGGGGTTGGGATAAAGCACCGAGCAAATTGCAGACATTCTGGGAAAGTATTGGTGGAAAGATTGAAGCCCTAAAAAAAGCCTGGGAAAAAGGATCTACTAAAAAACGAATTTTTGGTGAAGATACAATCGGTGAACCAGGTATTGCAGCTGCAACAGCAAGCGCAGCACCTTTAATAGTAAAAATTGCAGATTTACTTAAGAAAATAGGAATTGAACCTGAAGAACTAGTGGAAATTGGAAAAGATGCTATTAACCAAAAAGCCCAGGAATTAGCAAAAAAGGCCCTGCAACCAAAAGCAGCAAAAGAAGCAGCACAAATTGAAGTATCTGATCAGTTAGAAGCAGACATCGAAGAAGCTACAACCGCAACACCTGCGCCTATGTTTAGGGCCGCAAATGGTACCAATATGCTGCCGCTGATCCTGGGTGGTGCAGCTGTTTTATATTTTGTAACTAGGAAACGATAAAAAATGACAGCAAAGCAGAAAGCAAACCAGGCCCGGTTTAAGAAAGTAGTAGCGGAAGCTAAAAAGCTGCGGAAAAAAAATCCGAAGCTGACGCAAGCGCAAGCCGTAAAGCAAGCCTGGGCGATGACATATACAAAAAAGAAAGTAGGTGCAGCACCAAAAAAGAAAGCTGCAAAAAAATCTAGTAGCTATCACAAAGACACGAAAAGCCATAACGTAAACATTCGCGTTATGAGTGGTACAAAAGATTTCAGCGGAAAAATTTTAGATCAGTTAAATGAGACATTAAATAGAATTAGTAACGCTCAAGAAGCTATTGATAAATTAAAAATTGGATTAAAATATAAACAGTTTAGTAAAGAGGATATTCCAGAAGCTAGAAAAAGAGTAAAAAAATATACTGAATATATGAAAGGGCTAAAAAAACATTTTAGAGAATTGAAAAAGCAATTTTCTTGATGTATCGAATTAAGCCATACACACTAAGAAAGGCCCGGAAGCTGGGAGTAAAAGTAGAACCCAGCAGCAGGCCCGGAAAAAAAATAGATGTGTACAGCAAAACTGGTGAATACATTACCAGCGTCGGGGCGAGAGGATATTATGACTACGCTACATACCTGGAATACCAGGGCAGGGCAGTAGCAGAAGAAAGGCGAAAAATGTATAAAAAAAGACACGCACAGGATCGGAAGGTAAAAGGATCAAGAGGATGGTGGGCCGATCAGCTGTTATGGTAAGGACGTAACAAACCAATATAAAAAAAGAAAAATGGCAAGACGCAAACGCAAGACCAGCCGACGCAAATCCAGCCGCCGCCGAATGGGGGCCGTAGGAAAAGCAAACATTCAAGCAACCCTGGGAATTATCGCAGGTGCTATCGCTGGCCGTTTAGTAGCAAAAAAATTGCTGCCGAATGTGGATGAACGTATCAAAAACGCCGGAGTAGTTGTACTTGGTGCCGCTGTATTCCCTCGCTTGATTAAAGGCGAACTGGGTAAAGCAATCGGAAACGGTATGGTTGCCGCTGGTGGTGCTGGCCTAGTAGGTGCATTTATTCCTGCCCTCGGTCAAGCCGATGATATGATCGAATTTCCGGTAACCGTTGGCGAAGTACCCGATAACATCTCGGTAATCGCTGGCGATCAAGTTATGGCAGGTGATGATCTGTCCGTAATGGCCGGAATGGATGAGGACGAGGAGTAAAAATTAGTAACCATTTTGTTTCACCTACACTTAAAAAAAGCCGGGGACGGGGCAATTGATCCGAACACCTAAAAAAATGGCAACAACTGTCGGCACACGCCTAGCTTTTGAAAAAGCAAAAAATGCGATTCAGCAAGCCGGATTCTCTCTCGGTCAAGCTGTACTATCGCAATCTTACCTTCGCACGGAATTGACACTTAGCACTACAAAAACGCTGTATCAATTTCCGATTCTTGTAAATGACAACGGCCAGGGTACACCGCCCAACACAGCAAAGTTGTTGAACTTGCAGGATGCGTTTTATTGTTCTAGCTTGTTTATTGGATTTGCTAAACCTAGCAGCAGCACCGATACAACATTTCAACTGGTAACCTATCCTAACGCGAGTATTTTCAGCACCGCAAACACCGCAAGCAGTTTATACAGCTTTTACAACGGTAACTTGTCGCTGATTGTAAATAATCGTCAAATTGTGCCTGCATACGACGTATATCGCCATTACGACGTACCGCAAACGCAAGGAACTACAAACGCATATTATAGCGCTTCCGGTATTACTTCAAAAGATCAGCAATCCGGCGCCGATTCTGGATTTTATCCAATCGAGCCAGGATGGGTAATGGTAGGATCTAAGCAAAACACCCTGCAAATCGAACTTCCAGCTTCTCTTGCTGCAATCGAAACGAATAGCCGAGTAGTTTTGATTATGAGAGGTCACCTTGCTCAAAATGTCACGCCTGTACGGTGATGATTTTCAATTAGTTATGTACTTTAATTAGTCACATAAAAATTGATAAAATAGTCGCAGAATGGGGGAAGCTGCGCGCCGCAAGGCAAACCCAAAGAACCCCTATTTTTTTACTAATAAACGAAAGCAAAATGCCTTTCAAAGCGCAAAAATTCGAATTTGTAGAGATCCCAGTAACCGGGATAGCCTCAACTGGTCAAACTGGTACTATTTGGAGTTTTCCCGATCTGCCTAAACTTCGGTACACTAGCTTGCTGGCTATGTCAGTTTATAGCCCTAATAACATTACGGTTACACCTTCCGGGAACACACCAGTAACGCTTGCGATCCTTCAAAAATCTTTCCTGGTGCTTTATGCTAATGATCGCCAGGATCTTTACCGCATCCCATTGACTGACTTAAACCGCACACAAGCTGCCAGCGATCCTTTCGTACGCCAGCTGTTTGAATTTAATGGTCAAAAAGTAACCTGGGATAAATCCTTCGTGCAGATCGGATCAGCACCCGGTAACACTACCAATCTTTCATTTTGTTTCGGTATCCATTACATCTAATAGACAATGGCAAACTACGGAGTACAAAAAAGCAACGCAGGGGCCGTATTGTCCTGGTACGAAAATCAGGATGAAACAGCTTTCCGGATTTTCCGCGGCAACAAAGAAAATGACGCGTATTTTACTGACGGTTACACCGGATCGGATAAGGATGAAGGCTACCAGCAATTAAGTAAAGCCCTGGCAGAAATCGAACCTACCGACTACAACGTGTATTTTGTCAAACTGTATTCTAGTAACCCAAAAGCTAAAAAGAGTGGTGCCGGAGTAACTTTCCAGCTGCATAGCCCCAGTATGGGGGCCGTTTCAGCCGCGCCGGGGCAATACCAGGCGATGAATGAGATTTTATCCGAGATACGCGCACTACGCGCAGAACGGATCGCAGAGATGGAAGGTGATGAAGATGATGAACCGGAAGAACAGCCAGCAACAGCTAGCAGCATACTGGCCGGAATTATGCAACAGCCACAAGTCCAGTCAATGATCGTAAACTTCATAACCAGTATGGCCGGGAATTTTATGAAACCAGCACCAGTAAAGCAAATTGCAGGAGTAGAGCCGGATGATATAGCAAAAACTATTGAAACCCTTTTTAGCAAAGGAGTAACGCCGGAGGATCTAGCCAAGCTGGCCGCGATGGATCAGGGACAGATTAATTTTTTACTATCAATGTTGCGTAAGTAATGGCAAAGACAACAGCAAAAGAATGGGGCAATATAGCCCTAATCGCTGGGGGAGTTGTGGTAGCTTTCCTGGTAGGCAGGAAGGTATTGCAATTCCTTAATGTAGTACCAACAGCAGAAGAAGCCCAGCAAAGCCGGGATCGCGAGCGAACACTAAGAGAAGCCCAAGCGCAAATCAAGGTAAAGCCAACGCAGCCCGATTTTTACTGGAAAACTTTAGCTGACACAATACACGAAGCCTGGAAATATAGCCGTTTTGATGATGACAAGGCCCTAGCAGAAACTAAGCTAAAAGAACCGCGAAATGATGCGGACTATCTAAAGCTGGTACAATTTTACGGAAAGCGGCAAAACTATTTTTTTGGTATTCCGGAAGGTGGATTGAGAACACTATCGGAAGCCGCAAATAGTGAACTAGATGAAGATCGAATAAACAGAATTAATACAAACTATGCCCAAAAAGGTATCAAGTTCAGATTATGAAAAAAAGCACCGTTAATTTTCTATTGATCGCAGGGGCAGCCGCCGCCGCGTTTTTTATCTTTACTTCTATGCGCCGCCGCCGTGGATCTAGCGTAGAAGCTGGGCCGACTATTAAGCAAACCGAAAGCGAATTTTTTGCTGATACCGAGATGGCACCAGCTCAACCGGAATTTGTTAAAGGCGCTCAGTCAGTGGTAGACATTTTTAAGGGATTGAAACGCGCACCGGAAGCAAAAGCAGCCGCCCAGGCAAAACGCGCCACACGAAAAGCAGCCCGAAAAGAAAAGCGAGCAGCAAAGAAGGTGGGCGATATTAGTGTATTGTATTAATCATTTTGTTTCACCTACAATTATTCAATATGAAAAAGAATAACTGGTTAATATGGGCCGCAGTCGGTATCGCTGCGTTTTATTTGTTTAGAAAAAGCCAGGGCAAACCAATGCTGCCAGGTGGTAGTGCATCCAGCACAACGCCAAGCAACGCAAGCGCGCAAAGATCAGCCCAGGAAGCCCGGGAAATAGTTGCCGATGTTATTGATCGGACTACATTTTTGCCCGATATGCGCACCGATATAGATATGTATAAGGAAGATCTTAAAAATTGCAAATAATGCCCTGCCAACAATACATAACTGAAACCAAGTTGTTTTATTCAAACAACCAAACGGACACTAATTGTAACAGCATTATTTTTATCAATAGTGGATCGGTAAACGTTTCAGTTGATAACGTACTATTAACACCAAATCAAACCCTGGCTATTGATGGTAACCGGGATGAGATGCTGGTAAAAGTTTATGAATTTAATTTTGCAGCTGGAAGCAATCCGCAGCTGACAGTTGTGTTTAAAAGATATATCTAATGTCCGGATTCAAAGTTAATTTTTCCGTCAATAATCAGCTGGCAACGCCAAGTATGCACGCTGCCGCCCTGGCTAACCGCCCGGCAGCCGGACAGCCTGGCCGTGTATTTATTGACACGGATAACCCCAGCACCGGAATTTACCGAGATACTGGTACTGTATGGGTGCAAATTGCAGAAACTGCTACCAGCGACGTAGATACATTGCAAAATGTAACCGACAATGGAAATACTACCGACAACACATTAATCCTGACTTATGACAGTCTTTTTAATGGATCAAATCAAATAGAGTTTTTTGATGTTGGCACAACGGCAGTAAGATATAGCATAAATAAAGTAGGAACTGGTAATAGATTAACAATACAAGGCAATAGCCCATTATCTACTTTTGATATGGGATTGATGATTGATGCGCCTAATAATACGTTAAGAACATATTTTGGTAGTTCATTTGAAACTAAGGGTATTAGTCTTGATTTTACAAATAACATATATAGGCTAGGTAATGTAACCGGAACAGCTGGGCAGCAAGGTATTTATATTAATGCAACCGGTCAAGTTGGTATAGGTACTACTTCACCCACATCCAATTCATTTTTAACTATTCAATCAGCTGCCGCAGCTAGTCAATTATCACTAGTTTTAAGAGGACACAATACTACCAACGCAGGTGGTTTTAGGTTATTGTCAAGCGATGAAACTACGGTTAACTATTCTGTTTATGCAGATACTACCGTAGGTTTATCATTTAGTACAACATCATCTACATATATTCAAACAATAAGTTTTGCTACTGGTACAAGTGGTTTGATACTTGGTAATAGTTCAGCACTTTTTATTAGGGGTTCGGGAAGTAGAGATTTGAATTTAGGCTCTAACAATACGAATGACCGAATGATTATTAAATCAGGAGGTAACGTATTAATAGGCACAACCACAGACGCAGGTGAAAAGGTCTATATCAACGCTGGATCTGTTGGTTCTATGAGAATTGAAAATAGTGGAACAAATGCATCTATACTAATTAGAAATAGTACATTTCCATTTGTTCGCTTTGATAGGTCTGGAACAGTTGCAAGATCTTTTGGAATTTTCAATTCAAGCGGTGATATTGCAATACAAGAATCTGCAACGTGGAGTGGATCAAATTACCACATATTTTTTGGGTTAGGTGGATACGCAACAAGTGGGACAGGTTTATTTGGAAGTAATGGAACTATTAATGCATCCGCAATATTAGAAGCCACAAGCACCACAAAAGGATTCCTACCTCCTAGAATGACAACGGCGCAAATAAACGCAATTTCCACTCCGGCGGAGGGGTTAATAGCATATAATACAACAATTTCTCACCTTTGCGTATATCAATCTGGAGCCTGGGTGAGAATTAATCATTCACCAATGTAATTTTATGACAGTAGATATTCAACCTATACAAATTTGGAACGCTGGTCAGGTACAAACCGCCACTAAATTTAGCCTGGTAACTGTGTATGATGATCTCGAAACATACGCAACAACATACTACCAGCTATTAAGCGCGGATGATCAGCAATTAAGCCAGGGCAACCAGCAATTAGAGGGCCAGGAATACCAGGACTGGAATAATGATCCGGACGCGAATACCTGGATTTTGAACTGGTCAGCTACACAATTAGGCATAACCATAATCTAAAATAAAATGACAAACGAAGTAGAACTGATCCAGCAGGTACTTGACCAAGCAATTCAGCGCGGTATTATTGCCAACCTAGAAAGCGCCGCCGCCGTATGGCAGGCCTGGGGAACTATTAAGTACAAAGTAGCAGAAGCCGATGAACAGCGAAACACTAGTACAAATAATTAGTGGAATTTTTGGCCTGGGCCTGGTATGGGGATCGCTTAATACCAGGATCAAGCAGCTGGAAAGGGAACTAAACAACAACCGCGACCTGGCAGAACGATTAACCAGGATCGAAGAAAAAGTATTTTATATTGCTGAAAACATAAAAAAGTAACAATGGCAAAAAAACCTAAAAACTGGAAAACCACATTTTTCGGGATCGCTTCCGTGATCAGCGGAGTAGCCCTAATTTTGAAAGGTAGCATAATTGAAGGAGTAACAGCGATCACAGCCGGCCTGGGCTTGGGTGCAGCCAAAGACTTCGATAACAATTGAAAAATGGCGATCACTTCATCTAGTCCTATTTGGAAAAAATACACCCAGCACGTTTTGCGCTGGGAAGGAAAAACTAGCAGCGATCCAAGAGATACAGCCGCCAGTTGCTATCCTGGTGGAATACACACCAACAAGGGGGTAACCTTCTGTACCTTTAAGCAACTAGCCGCAAAAATCGGGATCACGCCAGTAACCCACGCTAGATTTTTGAAAATGACCGATGATGAAGTAGGCCGTTTTATTTTTGAGTATTACAAGAACATTCGCGGATCAGAACTTCCAAACAGCGTAGCCGTAGCAATGACCGAGGCCGCTTGGGGATCGGGCCAGGGCCGAGCATTTAAGCACCTGCGAGATAGTTTATCGGATCTAGGCCGTCCGGTGATCAGTAACAGCCAAGCTATCCAGGCAGCCGCCCAGGTACCAGAAAAAAGGCTATTTGACGCCTATTTCAACCAGCGATTAAATTACCTATCCAATACACTTGGAAGACAGCCAAAATACGCAATGTTTCGCAGGGGATGGATCAACCGTCAAAACGCGTTTAAGGCCCTATTTACTGGGGTGCCTATCCTCTTACCACTTTTTTTTTTGGGGATCTTAGCAGCTGGAATAATAAAAAATAGTTGAACTTTTTTTTGGTAGTATTAAAAATTATCCCAATTTCGGGATGACAAACGATTATTTACTAAAAAATGCAACTATGCAAGAATCTATTTTTTCGGATCTTACGCAGATCCTACCACACCTTGCGATGTTAGATCGCAAAATCATTAACCTACGCTGGATCGCAAAGCAAATCGAAGGATGCAAGGTTGAAACCTTTGTTACCCTTTCCGATGGAACAGTCCTACCAATTGACCAGGATGTTGTGCCATTCAAACTAGATATGGAATTAAAAACCCTTATCGAGGATTCTATCGATGAATACCAGCGGCAGCACGATCACCTTAAAAGGTTATTTGATGAAACAAATAGCTGATTTTATTAGCGGCGTTTTATTGTGGGTGATGATCCCATTAATTATGCTAGTTTATCTATTCATTTTACTCTTACTGGCAATTAGTGAATTATTTATTTACATATTTGATCGGGCCGATCGCGACCGCACACGCTTGATAAAAAAACTTTTGCAACCTTTACAAAAACGATAAAACAAAGAATTATGAAAAAATGGACAAGTAAAGAAGATACACAAAAAGTTATGGATGCTCTTATGTCAATGGCAAAAGAAAAACTAGATGAAATCGAATTTGAAATTTTTGAAAAATTGATGTATAAAATTACTTTGCCAGATGATATTGACTATCCAAGAATACATATTACATACAATTAAAACCACAAACGATGATCAACTATCACAACCAACCAGCCTTCCCACCACAAGTAGCACAAGACAACCTAGGCCGCCTTATGGCGCCGATCCCAGGGATGAATAAACTAGAGTTCTATGCTGTTATTTTATTGCCTACCTATATTGCCCTGGCGCAAAAAAAAGATGGCCTAACGATCCGGGGCCGCCTGGTAAGTCCATACGATGCGGCGATTGAAGCTGCAAAAATCTTAATTGAAAAACTAAACAACCAGGAAGATGAAAAACCGACTTTGCAAATTGCTGAATAGTCCGGGGCTTCATTTAGCCTTAGCACTAATATCAGCCCTCATTTATTGCGACCTAATGAATAGGTATTAATTAACCAGGGCCGAAAGGCCCTTTTTTATTGCTATGACAAACGACATAACCGAGATACTTTTATCCAGGATGTTCAATCCTGTGGATGTACCACCGCCTGAGGATGTTATATTAACGATCGCCGGAAAGACAATAGGAACGGCCGGGAACTATGTAGTTTGGAGTGGGCAACCCAAAGCCGGAAAATCTACATACCTATCCGCAACCATTGCCAGCGCGTTTTTGCCAGCTTACCAGGACACTTTTGGGATCAAATTAAAGCCGCCGGATGATCGGCCAATTGTGGCCTATTTTGATACCGAGAGCAGCCGTTTTGACTTTCATAGGCAAATGACCAGGATAAAGACATTAGGCAACCTAGAAAAGTACCCAACCACGTTAGACGCATTTAACACAAGGGAAGATGGCCCAGGAAAGATCCGCGCGCTGATCCGGCACTATTTGGACATAACGCCAAAATGTAGTGTGCTGGTAGTGGATGGATTTTTAGATCTATGCCTTAATTACAACGATGAAGTAGAAACGCGGAAGCTAACTAACTGGTTTAAGCTGATCACAAAGCAGTACAACATTTTACTGATCGGAGTATTGCACTTATCAAAAGGCCAGGGTGAAACGCTGGGGCACCTGGGATCTAATACTGATCGCTGGGCGCAGTCCACACTAATAGTTGAAAAAAATAAGGAAGCCCGGCAGTTCGTACTGAAGCCAAAATTTTTAAGAAGTAGTGAGGATTTTGAACCGATCGCTATTTTCAATTACGATGGCAAGTGGCAGCAGATCCCATACGAAATGACAGTACAGCAAACATTCAAAAACGGTAAAAAATAAAGAGGGCCGGAAGATCCGGCCCAGGACAAACGATTGGTATAAAACACAACCATTTTGTTTCAAAACAAAAATAAGTAAAAATGGCAACACCACTAAAAAGCGCAACTATATTTTTTCAGCCTGGCACAAAGAAGCCCAGGAAGTATAGGAACATATCAACGCCGTATAGTTTTGAAAGCTACGCTAGGCGATCCGGGGCCTGGTACATAAACTGGTACGATCAAAAAACCGGGCAATTTTCGGGCAGAAAATGGTTAGTTAATGTAAAAAAATAGTACATTCGGCTTCTCGTAGCATATACAGTAGTTTGGTACACGGCCTGGCGGATCACCGCTAGGCCCTTTTTTTTGCTCATTACGGCCCTGCAACACAAAAACCAACCCAAATCATTACAGACTGTAACAACCGGCCAAAAACGGCTTATTCTGTACATTTTATAGAAATGTAGGTGAAACAAAATGGTTAGTGTGGATAAAATCCACCTGCATTTTGTAGGAAATATCAACTATTTATTGTATCTTTGCCCCTATGTGGGCCTGCCCAAACAGTCACACAAGGGGCAAAAACTAATAGTAGATAGATATTTTTGGAATGTATGTTGTCGGCGGCGTATATTCGTGATACCAACTTTTGTAGATGCTAGGGGATCAAAAACCTAGCCGATTGAAAAAAGCAATTTTTTGGGTAGTGGGTGGCGCAGCCGCGCTTTATTTCCTAGCCCGGTATAGTT